TTATTGGGCATTTTCAATAGTGCAGATGCTAACCCGGTTCCAATCCGGTTCTGTGAACATATCGCCCACTCCCTGACCTTCGGCTGTGATACGGTCAGCATTGATTTTGTATCTCTTTACCAGGATGGTTTTCACAGCCTCGGCACGAGCTTTTGCAATTCTTGCGTTAACCTCGGCACTGCCTTCCGGAGAAGCATATCCCTTGATTGTGACTACTGTATTCGTATGCTTTTTCATATAAGAAGCTACGCGTTCAACATTGGGGAGCTGTGAAGCATCTACCGTAGATCTGCCTTGTCCGAATGTGATGATGGACTCCGGAATCATATTTGTCTTCTTTACCACTACTACCTCTTTGGCTACTTCATTGCGGCAATCGTTGATTTCCTGTTGCAATACACCAATTCTCTGGGTGGCGTCGTTTATTACGTTGTTTCTCTCACTTACCTGTTGGCGCAGGTTGTTGATGGTACCGTTCAGTTCATTGATTTCTGCCGGATCATATAGTTTCGCCAGAGTGAAATGGTGGCTTCCGTTGCTACCCTTGAAGTGATAGGTTACTCCCGCTGTCAGTTCAAATGCCGCATTGTTTGCATCGAAGCGACTTCTGTTATGGGTGCCCTGCATGTCATATACCAGAGCCGGTTTTACTCCTACGGTCCATGCTTTGCTTTCGCCAAGGTTGAAGTTGAAGTTCAGTCCGAAACGGCTGGACCAGGAATTCATATCTCCGGCACCATTCATATAATAATGCAGCCACCCTGCACCGGCTACGGCTTCCACTTCGAATGCCTGGGGAGTACCTGTGTAATTTCCGAATAGATTCATCAGATTGATTTTACCCAGCAAGCTGAGGTCCGAAGCATCGAAGGCTGTTTTGCTCTGCGTGGTGTTTATATATCCCATACCTTGAACTCCTAAGCCGAAGACAGGGGTCAGTTGTTTTGTGAACTCGATTCCCATGGCCGGACGGGCATTCTTGAAAAATGCGCTATGAGTTACGGGAGTTATTATACCGGTTTTTAATTCTACAGACCAGTTATCTGTAAATTTACTGCCTTGTACGGTAGTCTGGGCATTCGCTGTGAATGCTGCTACTATGAACGCTGATAAAATAATTGATTTTTTCATAATTAAAATAATTAATTTGTAATACAATAAATATTATATATCCTGAACTGTTTTGTCTTTTCAGGAGTCAAAAAAATTATGAGGTTAGGTTATAATGCTAATGTTTCCGGAGTTTAAGTTTTTAGCTGGCGGATGAATCGTCGCATTCTGTTTATTAATCCCTTTTTCATAATTCTGTTTCTTAATTCATACTTAAGATTGCTGTTCATTTATAACAACATAATGTCAGGAAGAATAGTTCAATGCCTGAATTTAGAATTAACAAGAATTTAGCATTTAGTGAATTGATTTTAGCCGTTTTCCGTTTTTCTTTTACAAAATATAACTCATAAACCTTTTGTATCATGACTGAAAAGGGTAGATATCTTGCTTCTTTCCCTTGTTGTGGGTATGTAGAGAAGGGGTTCAGGATGGCTACACCCTTTGGGAGCTAAGGCTACACCCTTTGATGGTTAAGGCTACACCCTTTACTCCGGATGGTGTAGCCCTTTTCAAGGTATGGTATATCGAAAAAATGGGAAAGTGCTAATTGTTGACAATAGGAACGCTGCTCTGTGTTAATGGACATGTATTTATTCTACTGATAGGACTCCTAACACCAGGGCTACATTACTTATTAGAGAACAGTCTAATTGAAATGGCGGATAATCCGTATTGTCGGAGACGAGAGTTATATGATTTCCGTCTTCGCCCGGGTATATTCGCTTTACCAGTGCCCCTTGCGGGGTAAGCAATAAATAGACCTTGTTCCATTGAAAGAAAAGTCCTTTATTGGAAAGACATTTGCAGGCTATGATATCTCCTCCTTTGTAATATGGCGACATGCTGTTATCTTTTACGGGAATCAGGAAATCCGCCTCTTTGAATAGGGGCAGAGAGAAATATTCTATATTTTGCAAGAGTACTCCCTTTTTTCCAGCAAATACTTCCGGTAATATTTCATAGGAAATAAGGGGAATACCTTTTTTTTCCGTAACCGGAGTTGGATGCATTATTTTCAGGCCGGAACGTATCATATTACCTTGTCCGGTGAGCAACCAGTCGGGATTTATATCTTGATAAACGCTTAGGATATTTTCTAACTTGTCGGTTCCAATAGCTCCATTATTTTTTAGGGAACGTCCAAAAGAAGCATTTGACATTCCAATACTTTTCTCAAAAGCGGAGATAGAAATACCTTTTAAGTCAATATATTCTTTAATCCGCTGTAATACCATAGAACTGCCCTCCTAAATAAAATTATGCAAAAACAGGAAAATTTCTACGATTTTATTTGTTTTATATTAGGAAATTTCCTATAATTGCGAAGACTTAGAAATACAAACCGCCGTAAATATACAAAAATAGCCAACTAAACAGAAAGCGAAGGAAGTTATAACGTGATCAATAAATGAATTTTAAAAACTTAAAGGCTAATTTATGGGAAACGAGAATTTGGATTATGTTCATGGTAGTGACCTCTTGGTAGGCATTATGGAAGGGGAGGTTTTTAATCCTCTGGGACACAGTAAAACTTGTACGATTACTAACACGGCAGAGACGAAAGACCGTGCCGTGAAACCTACATTGGCAGAAAAAGCGAAAGCTGCTGCTGCCGGTAAATGGAAAGAGAAATCAGTAAGTGGATTGAGCGTAAGCATTAGTTCCGAAGGGTTTGTTTTTCATGGTGACGGTATGGGGTATGACAAACTGCTGGAGATGTGGGAAAGCGGGATGCCTGTTCCCGTGAAGTATGCACTTCGTGGAGAAGAAGACACGAAGTATCGTCAAGGTAATTTCATTATTACTTCGTTGGAAGAAGTTTCTGCTGCCGATGATGATGCTACTTATAGTATCTCGTTGGAGAATAGCGGGCCTGTAGAAGTAAAAATCGTTGCACCTTAATCATGAGTATGAACAAGGTAGTATTGTACGGTAAGGAATATCCTAACCGGGTGACGATGGGGGCTATGATTGACTTCAAGCGCGAAACGGGCAAGGATGTGAATGAGATAGGTGCCGATATGGAACTGTTGACGATGTTTATGTTCTGCTGTGTACGTTCGGCTTGCCGGGCGGATGAAGTGGCGTTTGACCTTAATTTTGAGCGTTTTGCTGACGGGATTGACTTGAGCGAATTCAATCGTTTTCAGGAAAGTATGAATGCTGATGGCGAGGATGGCTCAAAAAAAAAGGGATAGGAGAGGAAGTCGTAGGCATTGAGGAACTATTGGGTTTGGCAATGGGGTGTATTGGGATGGGTTTAGACGATTTTCGCCGATGCACCCCTGCTGAGTTTGCAGTTATCTATCGGGTTTGGCAGCAACATGATGAGCGGAATGTGCAGGATGGTTGGGAGCAAACACGCTTTTTGACCTGTTGTATATTGCAACCGTATAGTAAAAAGAAGTTAAGTCCAACGGATGTATGCAGATTCTCGTGGGAGAGGAAACGGGAACAAGAAGCTAAAAAAGAAGTTAGTACAAAGGAAAGGTTCGAAGAGATAGCAAAGAAATGGAGATAAAGAAGGACTGTTATTTATTTTTCTTTATCATTTGAGGAGTTGCTCTCATCCGATGAATTTGCATCTTTTTCACGAAGGTGTTGTAACTCTTTACGGGTCATAAGGGCTTCTTCTTTGTATTTAGCCCACTTTTCTTCTTCTATGCGACGTTTTTCTTTTGCTTCTTGGCGTTCCCTTTCAGCTTTTTCACGTGCTAACTTTTCGCGGAGTTGTTGTAGTTCTTCGCGTTTAATTCTAGCTTCTTCTTTGCTCTTTTCTGCGGAAGCTTTTAATTTTTGTTCAAATTTACTTGGTTTGGGAGGAGCTTTTTTAGTCTTATCAAAATTTGATAACTGACCACCTATATTCCAAGCTCCCAATCCAGCAAGAATTAAAAATATTAGTACTATATAAGGTCCCATAATTTTTTATTATTCATATAAGATCACAAAGATATGGAAAAGATTACATATGACATAACATTCAACTTGAAAAATAATCCTTCAGGAGTTCTTCGGGAGATAAATAAACTTATGATTGACGTACAAGGTAGTATGCAAAAGATGACAAACCTTGCGTCACAACAAATAAGTATAATGCAGAGCCCGATAGATGAGGCTAGAGAGAAGTGGTTAAATTTGACAGGAGATGCAGGAGCTTATTTTGCTATTATTTCAGAAAATGCCGCTGGAGTTGCCAGTTTTATTGAGATAAGGAATTATTTAGATGATATTGGGGCTACAACTAAGATTACATCTATGGCTCAAGATGCTTACAACAAAATTGTAGGTGTAGGAGGAAGTGTCATTTCTGTGTATCAGATGCAAATAAGGGCGGCTCGCGCCGCCATAGCTACTACTACAGGTGCAACTAAAGCCCTAAACATGGTTATTGCAGCCAGCCCTTGGATGTTAGCAGCAGCTGGAATTGCTGCTGTAGCCACTGTTATATACAAGCTTTGTACCAATAGCGATGAAGCAGCGAAAGCACAAGAAAGATTGAACAACTCCTATAAATCAGTACAACAAGAGGTATCAACAGAAACAACAAAACTAAATCTCCTTTTTGATGAACTGAATAAGGCTCAGGAAGGAACAGATGCCTGGAAGCAAGCAAAAGACCGTATTGTGTCGCAATATGGAGATTATTTGAAACAGCTTGGCATTGAAATCACTGACGTAAACAGTGCAAAAACAGCTTATGATAAACTGAGTGCTTCTATTCGGGAAACAGCCCGTAGCCGTGCATCAGAAAAAGCTTTATCTGAAGCAGGGGATAATTATGCTACTACGGAAGTTGAACAATTAACAAAGATGCGTGATACCCTCATTAAACAGTTGGGAGTAAAAACGGGAGGAGATGTTTTTGAATATACTGCTGCAAGTATTCGCAAGGGAGAAAATGTATTGAAGGATTGGAATACATTTGTAAAGGGACTTCCTGGAAATTTAGATTACAATCATAAAGGAAATTTAAAAAAGATATTGCAACCGTACGTAGAAAAAATAGAAAAGGCTAATCAGGATTATGAAAGTGAGATAGAACGGATAAAAGATGTATTAGGTACACCTGTTGCACCGCAAACAAATGCGGGAGAAATAACCGGTAATGCAGTTGTAACAGGAAATAATAGTAGTACTTCTCCGCATACTCCTGTTGTTACTCCTCATATAGAATTGAAACCTGCCGAAGGCAGTTTGGCTGCTTTAGAAGTAAAACTTTCCGATTTAAGAGAGAAACAGCGAAAGGCACCTCTTGAGGCAATCGTTACTTTCTCAGTAGATATTGCCAATTTGCAGTCTGATATAGCCTCAGCCCAATCTATTATAAATAAGACAAATTTTCAGGCAGCGCATCCGGTGAGGCCGACAGATTTAGATGCAAGTCCCGTGGGGGGAATTGCTGCCGCTACTTCTTTGGAACTTGGCGTCAAAGATGGAGGTTTGAAAGATATGAAACTTGAACCAATGAAGTTTGACATTCAGGATCCATTAACCAGTATGGAGAGATGGAATGAGGCTGTGGGGTTGGCAAGAGAAAAGAATCAGGAACTGACGGATAATATGGGAGCGGTAGGTAATGCTATGGGAAGTGTTGGTAACCTGATAGGTGGAGCAGCAGGAGAATGGTTGCAATGGGGAGCCAATGCTGTACAAGCGATAGGACAGGCTATTCCGCAAGTTTTGGCATTATTAGGCGTCCAAAGCACTCAGGCTACAGCTAATACAACTGTTGCTGCAACAGGGGCGGCTGCTAGTATGTCGAGTATTCCTATTGTGGGGCCTATATTGGCCATTGCAGCTGTAGCAAGTGTATTGGCTGCTTTGGCTAATCTGCCAAAGTTTGCTTATGGAGGTATAGCCTATGGGCCGACTTTAGGTCTTTTCGGTGAGTATACGGGAGCGATAAATAATCCTGAAGTGGTGGCACCGCTGAATAGGTTGCGGCAGTTGATACAGCCGGCAGATAATGCAAATGGTGGGAAAGTCGTATTCAGAATAGAGGGCCGCACATTGGTAGGAATATTGGAACGGGAAAACAATCTGATTAGGAGAAGTTGATAAACGATTATGAATTTTCAATACATAGAATTATGGAGCATTTACGATATTCTGGACAATTCCTCAGTCATGAGAATATAGTTTGGAGAGTAGATATCTATCAGGAGGTGGATGAACCATTCGCATCAATAGGTATACTGCGGTTTCCGGCAGACAGTCCATTGGTAATAGAATGGGCTCATACGGACAAAGAGGAAGTGATATGTGGCAGTACCGCCTCACTGACTATTGTAAGTCCTGGCGACCGAACCTATGAAGACCTTTATATTATTTTGCCGGGCAGTATCCGTTTGGAAGTGTTACGTAATGGATTGCTTTATTGGAGTGGCACGCTCGATCCGGAATTTTACGAAGAACCCTATTCGTCTTTTAATGAGTATGAAGTGAAGCTTACATTCAGCGACTTCGGTATTCTGGACCGCTTGAAATATGACTTGACCGGTACATGTACACTGGAAAATATATTGAGATATGCTCTCAACCGGAGTAAAATACAATATGGTGAACTTAATCAGAACTATGTGAGTACTTATCTGGGGAAAAATGGTGTAAGGGCGACTTTAGATGAAATAAGCATTCGGAGTGATAATTTTTATGATGAGGACGGTGAAGCTTGTACGCTTTATGAGGTGATAGAGGGAATGCTTCAACCTCTTGCATTAAGGTTGATACAGAAAAACGGCAAGATATGGGTCTATGATTTGAATGGCTTTTATCAGAATGGAACGTCTCGAGGAGTTGTCTGGAAAAGTGATGATCAGATAATGGGTGTGGATAAAGTTATTAATAATGCAAAAATAACCTTTTCTCCATATTCGGATGGGAAGCTACTGAGACAGGAAATTAAATATACAGGTGAATACTCAGCGGATTATGTCAACATACGGGGAGATGGTGCCCCTCCGGGGGTAAGTTATTATGCCTTCTACATTGATTATGGACACCGAATAGATGATAATGTCGATTATGAGAACCTTTCTTTTGCTATTTTCCCAAACTACCAGAAGGGGACAGGATTGGCAGAAATGAATTTATGCAACTACTTTCATATTCTCCCATTACTTAGCGGACAGGCATCTGACGGGGTGGCATTCACTATGTCTACCGGAGCGCATATAGCTGGTGGCGCCCCCAATAAATCTCCCCGAAAACCTTGGGAGAAACCGGAGCAGGTGATTATGCGTACTTACCGTACTTTCATTCCTGCATTACCTGAGGAAGAACAGAAGAAATATTATATACGGCTAAGTATGGATATGTTGCTGGATGCACGATACAATCCTTTTACGGAGGGTAATAGTGATAATGAGAAAGATAATTACGAACTATTGGATTATCGGTTTAATTATGTACAAGTGCCTGCAACTGTAACGCTATATGATGATGATGGAAATGCTTTGATGCACTATTATAATGCTGATATTGCAAAACGTACGGACTTGAGAGGTGCTTTGTCGTACAATACCAGAGGGAAGTGGGTGAATGGTGAAGCTCCCTATCAGAGCTGCTGGCTGGAGTGGTATAATCCGGATGATCGGAATAAAAAATCAGGTATTCAGGGTTGGCAGAAGAACCGACATAATATTGGCTTATCTCTGGAGAGTATATACAAATCATTTCAGCGATTGGCAGAGGGGCAGTATATGCCTTATCCTGAGAAAAAAGGATACTTGGAAGTTTGTATTTATGCAGGCGTATGGGTATACGAATGGACGAAAGGAAAGATTAAAGATGCTCCCGATGATTGGTATAAAAAAATACGTTGGCTGCTGTATAAAGCTCCTCAACTTGATATGGTGCGTAAAAACATCATTTATGATGATGCGGAAAACGATGATATAGAGTATACAGGTGTTATAAATGAGAATGCTAAAGAAGGTATCAGCATAGATACCATATGTGGCACAATGCTTGATACAAGTCCTACGGGTAAAGGTGTCTATTTTCGGACAGAAGATGGCATTCAGTTGAAAATGTTGACGCGTGCCGGGCGAACTACGCAGGCTGAACAGTTGCTCATAGGGACATTATATAGCCAGTATGCCGAACGGAAAACGTTGTTGACCGGAACTGCCGGAATTCTGGATAGTGACTTGTCAATCAATACGGAAAAATGTCAGGGAGATAAACGGTTTATTTGTCTGTCCGATAAGCAGAATGTTATTACAGACGAAAGCCAGATAGAAATAGTGGAACTTCGTCCGGACGAATATTTATCAGATAAAGATTAAACCTTATGGAAAAGAAGTATATATCAGAAACAATATTGCGTGCAGCACAACCTCGTAGTAAACGACTACAGGGATTGGGTGTAAGAAGTGAAAACGGAGTGACGAGTACCGTAGTGTCAGTTGAGGGCTCTTCTTCATCCGCTTCTATTGGTGACGGTCATACACATAGCAATAAAACAATGCTTGATGAAATCAGTACTGATGATGACCGCTATATTTATCTGAAAAAATTGGAGGAGAGTGATGACGGCACTACTTATGAAAGTGTAATTGCAAAAGCCAAGGCAGGATATGCGGATAAAGCACATGATATAGATGATGATAGCCCGGTATATAGTAAGTTTGTGAGAAAGGATGTGGAAGATACGGCGGCTGAGCTTATTACTTTCATGAAAGGGCTGCTCATCGGCAGAAAGAACAATGGAATAACAGTCGATAATCTCGGTACTGTAACAGCAATTGTAGATGAATTGAAAGATGTTTTCAGCATTACATCCCCTGGTTTCACTTCTGGAGACTTAGGTACTGGATTTATTATAAAATATGATCCGGCTGCAGGTAAGTCCTATATGGAAGTTGATGAACTTCTGGTTCGTAAGTTGGCTTATTTTGTTGAACTTGTTATAAAGCGTCTTTCTTATGTTGGTGGTGAGATAATTCTGACTCCTGCTTCAATGAAGTGTGTGAAAGTGGAGGAAGACAATGAATATTACCGTTGTTATTTTAATCAGGATGACGGGGAAAAATCCATCATTAACGAGTTCAAGACAGGAGATTTGGTACGGGCACAAACATTCAATGTTAAAGAAGGAACATCTCACAATACTTCTAATCGCTTTTACTGGCGTTTGGTGGTTGGCATAGGTGATGATTATATTGATCTTTCAAAGTCAGATTGTCATACAGATAGCGGAAGTCCTGAGGCGGGAGATTCTATAGTGCAGCTTGGTAACCGGACGGATGCAACACGCCAGAATGCAATAATTCTTTCTTCTGTGGGTGACGATGCTCCATCCATCAAACAGTACAAAGGCATTGATTCGTATTCTCTGACAGGGAAAGAGGTTACAATCATTTCCCCTCTCTTGAATAAATTTGTCGGACAATTTATCTCTGAGGCAACAGGTAAGAGTTATGATGATATGATTAGTAGTTTACAGGCTGATTTTGATATAGTGAAAGCTCAGACAGATAGAGAATATACACTTTGGTTCTTTGATTACGTACCTACATTGAATAATGTACCAGCATCTGAATGGACCACAGAGGAGCTGAAAGCCATGCATGACCAAGATATGTTCTATAACACTTCCAACGTATTTAACGAGGGAGGGAGGGCCTGGAGATTCGAGAAGAATGAAGATAGTACCTACTCATGGAATGATATTACCGATCAGCAAACCGTAAAGGCACTGGAAAATGCAGCTAAAGCTCAGGATACGGCTGACGGTAAACGACGGGTATTTGTGGAACAACCAACGGATGAACAAACTTATGATGTAGGAGATTTGTGGGTAAATGCCACTTATCCTTCTGCGAAGCCTGACCCTTATGAGAATGATACTTTAGTATGTAGGAAAGCAAAAAACGCCGGAGTAATGTTCGATATTGATCACTGGAAACCAGCAAACTACGGTACTACAGCTACTATCAAGAATATGGGTAACAGCATAGAAGCGGTTGTCCGGAAGTTTAACGAAGACGGCACATTGAAGTCAGGACTGATTGCGAAGAGTGATTTCGCCTCATTATTTGCTTCACAGGTACGTGAGGATGAAAATATTGTGAAACAGGCGGATATCAATGTATTTATTAAAAAGGATGAGAATGGGGTGATGGAGTCTGGTGTGAAGATAGAGGCGGACCAGATCAATTTTATAGGGAAAACTGTCATTTCCGGAGGTAAATTTACTGTTGATGATGAAGGAAATGTATCTATGGTCAATGCAACAATTTCTGGTTCTGTTATCGCTGATAAAGGTATGATTGGGGCATTCAAAATAGATGGAAACGGATTAGTCAATTCGAGTTCCGATAACCCGTTAGCTTATATATTGATAGAAAAAAATGGAGGCCAGTTTTTCAGAGTAAACGAGTCTTCCTATAGTCCAATGTGTGCTATTCGTGGGGATGGTAAAACTGCTTTGAGTATATCTGCATATGGTAATAATTCTATAGGAATTGATTGTGTTTGTCAAGCTGGATACAGTTCGATAGCGATACGAAGTTTTGGAGATGTTGAGATGACAGCTCGCTCTACGGAATCATTACAATTTAAAGGTCCTCATACGTATATTGAGGGGATGACTATAAAGGTTATGAAAATCTTTTCTGAGACTACGCTTGATCTCTCGGTAGGTTGGGTTACTTGTACTAATCAGAGCAGAATGGCAGTATATCTTCCGTTAGACCCTCCGATGGGGAAAATATTATATTTAATGAGAACTGATGCACAAGTGGATGTATATGGGAATGGGATTAATATAAGTATTAAAGGTGATATTCGTGAAGTCCTTGAGATAACCAATAGGGCTGAGATTAATTTTTTCTTATATGACGGTACGTATTGGATGAATGGATGGTTTAACGGAACTGTTTAATTGTTAATAAAGGAAATTATGAAAGTTAATTTTAAAAGAATTGAGGTACAGACCTCATTTGAAGGTGATAGGAAAGTCTATGATATTACCAATGATTTAGGTAATATGATGATGTACAATGGCTCCATTTTATTGGATATCGGATTTGAAGATTTGGCTAAGACCATTTATTACTCGAAGAGTGAGGTGGAAATACCTGAACGCTATTGTAAAGCTGTCATTGAGGTGGTGAAGCAATCTCCCTTTATTGCAGCCATCAAACGAGAAGTTATAAATAAATTGAGTGCTAATCAGGAGCAAGATGGGGTATATTAAGTTTGTATTGAAGCGTACATCTGACGAGCATGGTAATACTACTCATGTCAGGATTAGTCGTATTGAGAGTGATATGGCTGACACAGGTGTGCTTGAGACAAATTTGATTATGCACGCGTTGTCGGCTTCTGGCTGGAAGGTTGAAACTTGTATGGAGCTTGTATTGGATGTCGGTATTTTAGATAATAATATTTTAGGATAGAACTATGGAAAACTTGGATAAGACGTTTGTCAAAGGAAGCGTACTGAAAGCTGAAGAGTTAAATGAATTGGTTAATAAAATTAACCAATTAGTGGATGCTTCTCTTGTTATTGGCGACACAAAGGGAACTGCGTACGATGGTGCTGCCGGTGCCATGCTTGAGCAAATGGTGAGAGAACTGGCAGGTGGTGCAGGAACGATGTATAGTGTGTATGTTCGTAATAATATGGCTTCTCTTGGATTTGCAAGTCAGTACGGTGAAGAGTGCATTCTTGATTTTACTTTCATGTCTCAGTATCGTGACGACTTAAGTGAGCCATATAAGCCGACCGGAGAACTTGGATACTGCACCATCATGATGAAAAATTCCAGATATGCTGATTTTACGACTGTGCGACAGATGGAAGTTTCTTCTAATATTTCTATTAAACTAGATGTGGCTGAGTGGTTATCGTCTGGTAGTAATAATGTGAAAATTACCATTAAGGGGCAGAATACCGATATTATAACTGCTCCCATTACTTATACTGTACAGCTTACCTCACTTGGTATCAGTGCCCCAACCTTTGCCTGGTGGAGTGCCTTTGCCGGAAATATCACCATTCCGATGATTATCAACGGAAATATTGGCAAGATACTACATGTTACTATTATAGGTGATAATTATAATCAGAGTTATAGTCAGAATGTCGGTACGGCTATTTATATTGATACTCCTTATAATTATATATTGGTTCATCCGGGAGTTACGGGTGTATATAATGTGAGTTTTTATTTGTCTAATTCGGATAATACAATTCTGACGAAAAATGTATCGGTCAATATTATGTGCATAGCATCTGCCGGAGAAACTGCCAAACTGATGTGTATAAACAATATTGCCACCCTGTTGACTAACTGGCAAGATAATGTTGTGTTTGACTATGCTATTTATGATAGTCAATCAGCTTCGACCGATGCGATATTTAGCATAACGAAAGATAGGACAGAGGTTTATAGTTCAGAAAATGATAATATTGCTACGAATGCGAAGAATACCTTCACTTATCCGATGGAGATTGATACTGACGATGATAGTAATTTCGATGTGATTGTGAATGTGATGAGCGGAGGCGGTGACCTGATAAAACCAATCACTTTCAATGTAAATAATTCACTTGGTTATTCTGCCACAGCGGGTGCAGTGTTGTATATCAATCCTAAGACTCGTAGTAATTCGCAAACGAATTACCTGAGTGTAGTTAATGAGATTGATAAATCCTTGATATCGGTGGCATGGAATAATTTGAACTGGAGTAATGACGGCTGGATAACGGATGATGGTGGGGTAAAGGTTTTGAAAATCTTTGCCCGTAGTAAGGCTGTGATAAATTATCAGCCTTTTGCGGCAGAGGCTGCCCGTAAGGGTAAAACCATTGAAATTGATTTTAAGGTTGAGAATGCTTCGGATGAAAGCAAGGACATTATCAGTATTGCGGAAGACAAAGTAGACGGTAGCCGTATTGGCCTGAAGGTGTCTGGGGAAAATATATCCTTCTTTTCCCAATCCCGGCATGATAGTAGTACGCAGGATGTACCTATTGATAACGGTGTTCGAATCCGCCTGACAGTAGTAATTATGCCGAACGCTTACGGTGAGACTGAATTCAACTTGGTTGCTATTTATATAAATGGAAAGAAAAACCGGCAATACGCTTACCTGAATAATGACTACTTCAAGAACAATGGGAAAATAACACTGGGTAATGACTATGCGAATCTTTATCTGTATGGTCTTCGTATTTATGATAGTGCATTGCCATCTGAAGCTGTACAAAAGAATTATGTCAATCAGTTGGTAACAACTGATGAAAAGCAAAAAGAGAGGAGAGTTAATCAAGTGTTGGATGGTGAGGGGGTGAACATTGACTTCAACGCTACTAAGTTGCTTTATAATGTATTCGTAATTGATAAGCCGTTTCCGAATCTATTGAATCCTTCCGGAGTGGCTGGTAATCTGGAAGTATACTTCCAAGATAGACCCGAACGGAACTTTACACTCACTAACCTGTTGGTGGAAGGTCAGGGAACTTCATCAAAAAAATATTTAGAGTGGAATATCCGCTTCAAGATGAAAAGTTTAAAAGATGCTGATGGCAACAAGATAAACTCTATTGCCACGTATGCTGACGGAACTACGGACAAGAATAAGGTACTTATGTTTGACGGTGTGCCAAAGTCCGGACGCCTGACAGCCAAAAAGAACTGGGCGAGTTCCATGCAGGACCATAAAGCCGGTTGTGTGGCTGCATTCAACGATTTGTATAAGGAGATGGGGATGAGTAACGAGGCGATGACTGCCGATGCTCAGATACGCGTAGCTGTTTATCAGGAACCGTTCATTGGATTTTCTAAATCTGTCAATGAAGAAGGACAGGATGTATATACCTGTATGGGCGAGTTTACCTTTGGCCCGGATAAGGGGGATGATTTTTGTTTCGGATATGACACGGAGACTTTTCCATCTCTGTTGTCGGTGGAAGGTTCGGATAATGCTCCGCTTGGTACATTATTTCGTGTACCTTGGAATGGTGATAAGCCTTATTGGGTTTATAATCCGGATGAAGAAGCGTTTCAATACAATAATACTAATTGTTGGGATTTCGATGCCGGCGAACTTAATGTAGCTGGGACAGAACCGGTGGCCGTTCAGAAATGGATTGATGCCTATAACGCAGTCTATGCATGTAATAATCGTATTTGTCCGTTCAGCGGTACGCTTGATGAATTGAATGCTGCGGTTTTAACTTACCGTGGTACTGGATATGAATATTGGATAGCTAAGACAGGAGATGAAAACCAATATAACTTGTATTATTATGAAGCTGCGGAAGGGAAGTTTATGCCATCTGATATTGGAAATGGGACAATCAATCTTGTTACACAACTTGTAAGTGGAGGATATTTGACGCGAGTGCAATTGGAGGCTGCAGTAGATAGTGATGCTATCAATAACTTGTTTATAAAGGCACGTGTAGCTAAATTTCGCGCAGAGATACCAGAATTTTTCGATATTAATGATGCTGTATTCCATCATAATTTTACAGAATTCATTGCTGCAACAGATAATCGGGCAAAAAACACTTATCCGTACAGTTTCTGTCTTGAAGATAGTAAATGGAAATGGCGGCAAGATGACCTTGATACTATAGGTCCGATTGACAATCAAGGGCAAGACCGTAAGCCATATCATTGCGAGATGCATGACTTCTATGATAACGGTCAACCAATTTGGAACGGGGAAACATCTATTTTTTGGAATATGCTCGAACTTGCTTTCAATACAGAGGTCACTGCCGGTATGCGTAAAATGCTCAAGGCTATGGAAACTTTATGTGGGCAGTTTTCCGGTACGCCTTATGACAAAATATATGCTTTTTACAAAAAGTATTTCCTGGGGGTAAAGAACTACTTTCCTGCTACGCTTGTGAATGCTGATGCAAAAAGATATGAGCTTGCAAAAATTGCTTACGATCATGATTCTTATTCTAATGATACTGATCCTATTACACAGAGTCATGGCGACTTTTATTCAGCTGAGACGGCTTGGATGAAAAAACGTATCATGTATATTATGTCAAAATATAGCTACGGGTTATTCTCTGCGGATGGAACAGATACAGTTATAGTTCGTGCAGCGGGCGATTTGATTGATTATGAAATTACTCCTGCATTTGATATGTATCCGGCAATTGCTAACGGTACATCTATAGTGCAGGGTAATCGTACCAAAGCAGGAGAAGTGTGTAAAATAGTTGTTGACCTCGGTGGTTCTGCTGACCAGCAAAATGCTATTCAGGCAGCAAGCTGGTTATTGAGTATCGGCGACTGGCACAAGAAGAATGTTTCTGGTACCATGGTAGTACGTGGAAAGCGGTTGATAGAGCTTATACTTGGTAGTAAGACAGAGAACGTAATTATTTCTGTTACAGGACTTACACTTACTGATTGTGGAAGTTTGCAGACGATATTATTGTCTAATATAGTCACTTTGCAAGGTACTCTCGATTTGAGTAATTGTATTAACATTCGTGAGGTGTATGCTGATGGTACAAACCTAAGTCAGATCAAGGTTCCGGATGGTGGCGGACTTGAGATTATAGAATACCCGGCTAACAATAAATATATCTCATTCCGTAACTTTCCTGTTTTGACAACAGAGGGACTGAGGATTGGACAATGTGCGATGAATATTACAGACTTTTGGATTGAGAATTGTCCCCTTCTGAAGCCTATGAAGCTACTTTCAGATATAATTGAAGTGCAACAAGAACAAGGCAAAAATCATGCGCTGAAGCATATTCGAGCTGTGGGATTTGAAGAGGAATATTATACAGCTGATGCGCTTGACATGCTTGCCAAACTTGCTGATGGAACCTATGAAGGATTATCTGCGGAGGGGCTTGCTGGCGAAGAACCTATACCTGTATTGGATGGTAAGATAACAGTACATTCAAAGTACTATCAGGACTCTGTGGATGCGCTCAGGAAAACGTTTAACAGGCTGGAACTGGTGATGGATGGGGAACCGGCAATTTACTTGTCTGACCCAGTATTTAAGACTATTGTAGATTCTCTTTGGGACACTGACGGAGATGGATACATTACGGAAACAGAAGCGTCTGTCAGGAGAGTTATTAATACAGAATTTCGTGGCAATACAATACTGGTGGATGCTTCACCTTTGAAATATTTTCATTGGGTTGCGTATAATGGTGATGCAGCGACATTCTTTGGCTGCTCCTCTTTAAAGAAAATTTCAATTCGGGAAGATAGTTCTTTTACAGGCAACATGTTTAGCGGATGTACGGCATTGGAAGAAGTTGAACTACCTTCTTCCATTTCAAAGTTATCTGAATATAAAACAGGTTCGATGTTTAATGGATGTTCATCCTTGAAAAGAATCAAGTTGCCTCTTGATTTAACAAAAATGGAAGGTAACATGTTCCTGAATTGTATTTCATTGGAAGAATTAGATATACCTGCAACTGTAACCGTGATAGGATATGGTTGCACAAATGGCTGCTCTAATCTGAAAAGGATAATAAACCGTGCAACCAATGTACCTGTATATACGGGTAATAATGCCTTTGCCAATTGCCCTAATCTGACGGAGATGGTAATCCTGCAAGAGGTGCCGCCAACATTGGGATACGGTTCATTTTACAATACAGACAACTGCATCTTCTACGTAAAGGATGAAGTTCTTGTAACATATAAATTAGCTTCCGGATGGTCTGGTATGGCATCGAGAATCAAACCCTTGTCATCTTATACAAAAGAATATTAGGGTTAGGGTGGATAACTATTTGTCATGCCGCTCCAAAATACGGTTAAAAGTCATATCCGTATATCCTTGATGCATACTGACTCCAAACTGCTGCTACCTTGTATGCATCTATACTAGCATGGGGTACATAAATATTGCAAGGGTTACCGTCAAATGCCCATGTCCCAAGTATTGGTGGTATAGTTGCCATTATATAACAACTTTCCATTGATGAACAGTTTTGAAAAGCCCTTTGACCAATTTCGCCAATACTAGCTCTTAAAGTAGCAGACTTCAAAGATGAGCATCCCTGAAATGCTCCAAATGAGACTCCAATATAGTAATCTCCTGTGTCAACATACTCAATAGACGTATTATTTTTGGCAGAGTTTGCAGCAACCTCTGTAGCATATTGACTTTTACCGTATGTGATTTTTTTTATTCTTGTTAAATTTACAACATAAGGGCATATATTTGTATGTAGTGCTGATAAATCAAGAAATTCGATATTGCCAGCGTCATCATAATCAGCGAGGGAAAGAATCCTCATTTCTGTAGCTTCGGCTTCTGAAATAAAGCCATCCCCATCTTTGTCCCAAATAGAAATAGCTATTTCGCGCCAAACAGGATCAGACAAGTAAACAGCCGGCTCCCCATCCAT